AAATGCCCGCCCTGAACCGGGCTCCTGCGCCCCGAGAGCTGAAGCGGCTCATTCAGCTGTTTCTCCGGGCGGAGACAGACATCATCAACGAGATTGCCCGCCTGCGTGCGCGGGGTTTGGCGGACTACCACGCGGAGGCGGCCCTGGAGCGGGTACAGACCATCCTCCTGCGGCTGTCCAACGAATGCTGGAGCTATGTGCCCAAAATGATTGAGCGTCAGTTTTACTTCAAGCGCCCAGAGGACCGAAAGCCCCTCCCTGTCCCTGAGACGGCGGAGAAGCACGGGTTGGGGTATGCCAACGCGGCTGCGCTCACCAGCACGCAGACGGACATTGTCCAACGGCTGGTGATGAACCTTATGGGGGAGATTGAAGCGTCTGCCGCGATGGCTGCCGCCACCCTGCAAAGCGCTCTGCTGGGGCGGGTGGAGCCGGATGTGTTCCGCCGGGTGGGGTTGGAGCAGGCCGCCGCCATGCAGGCCCAGGGGGCCGGGGCATACAAGGCCCTGCCCCGCTTTGTGGAGGCCCTGCGGCAGGAGGGGGTGACGGCCTTTATCGACAAGGCGGGGCGGCGCTGGAGCCTGCACGCCTATGGCGCGATGGTCCTGCGGACCACCAGCCGTCAGGCGGAGGTCCTCGCGGTGCTGACGGCGGACGAGGGGCAGGACCTGTACAAAATCAGCGCCCACGGGACTACGTGCAAGCTGTGCGCCCCTCTGGAGGGGCGGGTGTACTCCAGAAGCGGCACGGACCCGGATTTCCCGCCCCTGGCGGCGGCGTTCGGGAAGGTGGACAAGAATGGGCCGGACACGCTGGCCAACTCCTGGCTGAATATCCACCCGAACTGCCTCCACGTCCTCATTGCCTGGACCCCTGCGGGGCGGAGCGAGGAGGAGCTGGAGAAAATCAAGGAATTCTCCAGCTTCAAGACCAACCCGCCCGACCGGGACCCCCGGACGGAGAAGCAGATAGAAGCCTGCCGTCTGAAGGAGCGGGGCCGGGCCAAGTGGCTGGCCGACTACCGGCAATGGGAGCAATACCGCCTGACTATCCCCGAGGATACGCCCAGGACCTTCGCGGCGTTTCAGCGCCACAAGCAGGCGGATGACGACAAGTATAAGGTGTGGGAAAAGAGCTATCGGGAAGTAAAACAGCTTGAAAAATACAGCCAAGTGCGGTATCATGAAGATGGAACGATTGTTGTAACGGATGATTGGACAAAGAAAAACCGCCCGAAGCTCAGCAAGAAATATAAGCCCAACGCTGTTGTAGATACCATGTCCCGGGATGGGAAGCAGCATGACCGCACGATATATGATGCCTCGGGTATTATGCAAACGCAGATACACGGCGGCGACCACGGGCATCCTAAGCAACACCCATTTGGAAAACATGGTGAGCATATTCATGATTATACATGGACTGCCCAGGCTAAGCCCGAGCGCCCGGGGAGGGAAGCGACCGCCGAGGAGCGGATATGGCATAAAGATATTTTAGGAGGGGATATAGGTGACGGCTGATAGGTTCAAGGAAATCATGTTGTGCAACGAGCCTGATTTTGGTTATAGAGGGGAGAAATATTCTGTTTGCAGTCCAAACGGGAAATACTATGTCACCGCCTCCGACAGTCCGGGCGATTTGGATTTGGAGTTTGAGACGCTGGACGAAATGCTTGACCAGTGGATGATCCAGGGGAAAACGCTGCGGGAAATCCTGCCTGATATTGATTTGGAGTAATATCCCATGACAGAAAAATTGATTCATGCCATTGAAACGCTCCTGGAGCGGGGAGAGGGGGCAGGACGATGGAATACGCTGAGTTCTACCGCAGGAACGGAGGGAAAAGAGTGCGTGTGGAGATGACGGACGGGGAAATTTTTGCGGGGGAGCTGTTTGCCTATCTCTCCGAGGCGGATAATGAGCCGGACCCGGAAAGTGTTGTGGTTGACCGGACGGAGTTATTTACCAATGAAATTCGACATATTGAGGTACTGCCATGACGGAAAAGACCATCCGCGCCATCGAGGCGGCGCTGAAGGCGGGCCACCGGGTCCAGCTCAAGCGGCTGAGAGACGGGACCGTCAAAGTGCAGGTGATATTCAAAAAGGAATGGAAGGCTGAATAATATACCTACGGTATAATCGGATACCGGGAAGGACCAATCGGGGTCGGCAGTCGGGGAAACTCGGCGGCTGGCCCCATTTTGTTTTGTGAGGTGATAGAGATGCTAGCCTACTACGGCACCCGGCTGAGCCCCCATATGGACAAGACCCCGGAGGGCTATCTCGTCTGCCGGGACGTGCACATCGCCCGGACGGGCACCCAGGAGTACCTAGCCCGGGAACTGCAACTGGAGGGGGACCCGGAGCGGATAATCCAGGTCAGGCGAACCCCGGAGGAGGTTTTCTCCCCCGCCACTCTGGCCTCCTTCGAGGGCAAGGACGTGACCCGCGGCCACCCGCCGGAGAACGTGGGCCCGGAGAACTTCGCCAGCTACTCCAAGGGCCACGTCCAGAACGTCCGGCGGTCCGGGGAGTACATCGTGGCCGACCTCATCCTCAAGGACGCCAGCCTGGTGTCTGACGTGTGGAACGGGGTGACCCGGGAGGTCTCCTGCGGGTATCTGTGCGAGTACGTCCCGGAGGGCGGGGGCTATAAGCAGACCAACATCAGAGGCAATCACGTGGCGGTGGTCCCCCGGGGCCGGGCCGGCCGCGAGGTAGCGATACAAGACGCCGCCCAGAAGGCGGAGAAAGGCAGGAAGTATATGGGAAAATTTGCGGAAGCCCTCCTCAGCGCCCTGGGCATGGCGGCCCATGAGGCGGAGACGGAGGAGGAGGTCCAGGGCCTGGTGGCCACGGCGGCTAAGGCTCTGAACGCCGCCCCCGAGGAGAGGAGCGGGCAGGAGGAGGCCCCGTCCGCCGGGGACGAGCTGGCGGAGCGGGCTCCCAAGGAGGAGGATCTGGGGGCCAAGCTGGACCAGATCCTGGAGCGGTTGGAGGCCATGGAGCACAGGGCCAGCCGGAAGGAGAAGGCCCCGCCCAGGGAACTCCGCGACGAGGAGGATCTGGACGAGCTCATTGATAAGCTGGCCGGGAAGGGGCGGGCGGAGAAAGAGGCATCCGTCACCATCCCGGCGGAGGAGACGGCGGACATGACCCCGGAGGCCCGGGAGGCCGCGGCGGCGCTGTTGAAAAAGGTCCGGCCCGCCGTGGCCGGCATCAGGGACCAGCGGGAGCGGTCCCGGGTGGTGGACGCCCTGCTTTCCACCATCCAGGGGCCCAACGCCGTGAGCCAGGTCATGGAGGCCGCGGCGGCCCACGCCAGAAGAGCTGCGGACGCCGCCCGGGCGTCCACCTTCGAGGCCCGCTGCCGGGAGTCCGAGGCCGCCTACGCCGCCCGAAACCCCCACAAACAGAAGGAGGCAAACTGATATGGGACTGAATCCTCAGAGCATCGGAAAGACCCTGCCCCACGGCTATGCGGGGAGCTATGCCCGTCAGCCGGACATGATCGCCAACACCCGCCCCGCCGGGGCGGCCGTCGCCTTCGGAGCGGCCCTCCAGTACGACGCCAAGGGCGCGGTGGCACCCATGGGCGCAGGCAGCACGGCGGCGGACTTCGTGGGCGTAGCCGCCCGGGAGGTCAAGAGCGCCCTCCATTACCTGGAGCAGGACGCGGGCTCCTACGCCGTGGGGGAGGCCGTCCCCGTGTTCATGCGGGGATCCGTCAGCGTCAAGTGCAATGTGGGCGCGCCCAAGCCGGGGGGAGACGTCTACATCCGAGTGACGGCCAGCGAGAGCGTACCTACCGGCGTGGTGGGGGGCTTTGAGGCCGTGGCCGACGCCACCGCCGCCAATACCGTCAAGCTGGCCAACTGCCAGTGGGCGGGTCCGGCCGACGCCAACGGCATTGCAGAGCTGCGCATTCTGACCATGAACAGGGTGTAAGGGAGGAGAGAGAGCATGAAACGATATCAGAACGTGGGGACCTTCGACGCCGGGGTCATCGCCAGCCGCGGCGGCGCGGCTTCCGGCGCAACCATGACCCTGGACGCCGCCGGCATCGCCTCGGGAATGGCCTTTCTGGTCAGCGAGCTGGAGAAGCGGGACCCGCTCATCCGCAGGCCCTTGACCAGCGTCACCTACCCCCGGGACATCGTGGTCAAGTCCGGCGGCGGCTGGGTGGACTACGTCAGCGCCCAGTCTGTTGGCTACGGCATCACTGGCGGTTCCGGCGACAGCGCCGTCCAGGCCGGGGGAGCCAACGGACTGCCCATCGTCCAGGCCAATATGGACAAGGGACTCTTTAAGGCCCACACCTTCGCCGCCGCCCTGCGGGTAATGTGGGTGGATATGCAGAAGGCCAACTTTACCGGCCGCTCCCTGGACCAGCTTCTCCAGGACGGGATGCGCATGGCCTACGACAAGCACATGGACGAGAACGTCTATATGGGAATACCGGCCTACGGCACAACGGGGCTGGTGAATAACCCGGATGTGACCGAGACCACAGTGGCCTCCAACGGGGCCGCTGCGCCCTCCACCAAGTGGGCGGACAAGACTAAAGAGCAGATTCTGGCGGACATCAACGCCGCCATTACCGCCGTCTGGGCGGCGGCGGAGTACGACGAGGAGGCCATGCCCAACCACATTCTCCTCCCCTACGAGCAGTACATGCACCTGCTCAACACCATGGTCACGGACCTGGCTGGGGAGAGCATTTTGGACTACGTGCTCAAAAACAATATCGCCGCCAAGAACGGCCGGGGGATGTACATCGGCGCGGCGCGCTGGTGCAAGGGCGCGGGCTCCGGCGGCGCGGACCGCATGGTGGTCTACGTCAACCACGAGCGGTTCCTCCAGGTGGAGGAGCTGGTCCCCCTCACCCGGGCCATGAGCCAGCCCAACGCCGCGGAGTTCTGCTACGACACCGCCTACGCGGCGAATCTCTCTGAGGTGGAGCTGTTCTACACGCAAACCATGATGTATTTCGACGGCATCTAAGGAGGGCGCGGATATGTTTGTGGTATCCAAGAAAAATATTATCCTGCCGGGCCCCAATGGGGAGAGCTTCCGGCTGACCAGGGACTACATGGGACCCATCCCGGCCTGGGCGGAGGACTCCGCCTACCTCAAGGCCCTGGCGGCGGACGGCAAGGTAATTATCTCCGCCAGCGGTACGGACAAGGACTTTGACAAGCAGTCGAAGAAGCGGAAGCATGCGGCCGAATAACCCCCGGTTTTTCGGCGTCCGGGCGGCGGCGGCCAATATCGGCTACAGCCGGGGCGGTTACGCCCTGGAGATGTTCCAGGCGGACTTCCCCCAGTTTTTCAAGGAGGACGGGACCAGCCTGGTCCCCCCGGCCATACTGGAGGAGTTTCTCTGCCAGGCGGACGCCGCTATCCAGCCGGATAAGTGGGTGGACGGCTGGCGCTACGCCTGCGGGCTCTATACCGCCCACCAGGCCGCGCTGTATCTCCGGACCTTCGCGGAGAGCTCCGAGACCCCGGCCCAGGCGGCGGCCACCGGGGCCCTGGTGGGGGTCATGCGCTCGGCCAAGCTGGGCCAGGACAGCGTGACCTACGACCCGGACCCGCTGACGAAAGCCACGGAGAATTGGGGGGACCTAAACGCCACCCAGTACGGCCAGCTTTTGGCAACCAGGGCCCGGCTGGCGGGCATGGGAGGGACCTACGTGCTATGAATTTCAGAGACTGGTACACAGACCGCATGGATGTCTATCGGGTGCGGGCGGTCCGGGACGGGGCCCTGATCCGCCATGAGCGGGAGCAGGCGGCGGCGGATATCCCATGCCGGGTCTACCAGACGGCCGGGTCCGCTCTGGAGCTGAACCAGACCGCCGCCGGCGTCCGTCAGAAGGACTGGGTCCAGTGCGACAACGCAGTGGACGTCCAGGCGGGGGATGAGCTGTGGATTTTCCGGGGGAAGGGCCTGGGGAAAACGGTGCAGGAGTTGAGGGCCTTCGCCTCGGAGCCAAGCCGCTTCTTTGAGCCCTTCGGGGCGGTGGTCCCGGGTCTGGCCCACCAGGAGATCCCGCTTTTGCAGGAGGAGCGGGTGAAAGGAGGCGCGACCGGTGACGCTGAGGGAACGGGTGGAGCAGATGAAGCAGGTGCAGGCCAAGATTTCCGTACTGCTGGAGAAAGCCGTTGAGACGGCGGCGCAAAGGGCGGTGGAAAAGGCCGCGGAGCTGACGCCGCCCGTAGGCGGCGGTATCGGCGGGACGCACGCCTGCACAGGGGAGATGAAGCAGCGCTGGGCCGCCGACAGCCAGATAAAGCCCCGGCGCCAGGGGAATGATCTGGTAAGCGTCCTGGCCAACGGCGCGGAGTACGCCTCCTACGTGGACCAGGGCCACCGGATGGACCGGCATTTCGTCCCGGGGCTGTATATCAGCCCAGCCACAGGGCGGCTCGAATACGACCCGGGAGCGGCGGGCGAGCGGACGGCCGGTATCGTCGTGGGCACAAGGACCGCCTATGTCCCCGGGAAATTCATCGTAGACGCCGCCAAGGAGGAGTACCGGCGGGCCCTGGGGGAGGAAATGAGGGGATTGGAGGATCTGCTGCAATGACATTCACCATCCAGACCGTGGCCCGCTCCCTGGCGGACTATCTCTCCCCGCTGCTGCCCGGCGTCGCCTTCTACGAGGACCCTAATCAGCAGGGGAGCGCCATGCCCAGCGCCTTCCTCCAGCAGCGATATTCCTACCTGACGCTGCAAACCGGGGGCCGGTGGTTTCGGCGGATCGGGCTGGATCTGACCTGCTTGGAGGACTACAATCTCCCGGACCTCCAGCGGCGATACCAGCGGACGGCGGAGGCCCTGGACCTGGTTCTGGAAACCTTCCCCTACTCCGACGGCACGGCCTCCGCTCTTCTGCGGACCTACGACCGGGAGTGGCGCGTAGACGCCGACGCACTACACTACAAATTCGAGCTCCGGGTCAGCGTCTCCCTGCCGGAGAACGCGGATCTGATGCAGTCCATTCAGGCGCTCGATATGGAGGTACGGTAAATGAGCAAATCAAAGCGCAATCCAGACACTCGCTACCCGACAGACGTGTTGCTGAGAAGCAAACCGCTGTCCGGCTATCAGCAGGATTTCGCCGCCGCGCTGTTGACCAAGCCGGCATACGCCCTTGACGAGGCGTTGGAGGTCCTGAACGAATTCTTTAAGGGAGGTGGCCGCTGATGGCAGGCGGAAGCTGGACGGCCCAGAACAAGGTCCGTCCCGGCGTATACATCAATTTCAGCACCCGCAGGGGGCGGTATCTCACCGTCGGCACGCGGGGCGTCCTGGCGGGGGCCCGGGCGCTCTCCTGGGGCCCCGTGGGAGAGATCATGCGCATCGGGGCGGGGGATAACCTGACGCCCTACATCGGGTACGGCGCGGATACCCCCCAGGCCCAGTTCCTGCGGGAGGCCATGAAAGGAACCGACGTGACCGGCGGCCCCACGACAATCCTCCTGTACCGGCTGGCGGCCAGCGGCGCGGCTGCGGCCTCCGCCGCCGTCGGGGGCGTTTCGGCGACGGCTCTCTACCCCGGCGTCCGAGGCAACGATATTTCTATAACTGTGACGGAGGAGGCGGACCGGACCGGGACGTTCACCGTCGCTACACTGGTCTCCGGGGTCCAGGCGGACCGGCAGACTGTGACCGACGCCTCGGATCTGGCGTCAAACGGGTGGGTCAGTTTCTCCGGCGAAGGCCCCCTCGAACCCTCCGCCGGCGTCGCCCTCACCGGCGGGGCGGACGGGACGGCGGACTCCTCCGGCTACCCCGCCTTCCTGGAGGCCCTGGAGCCCTACGGTTTCGACATCCTGGTCTACGACGGCGAGGACGCCACGGTCCGGCAGGCGTGCATCGCCTTTATCAAACGCATAGCCGCCCAGTCCGGCCGGTATGCCCAGTTGGTTACAACCGGCGCGGAGAGGGCGGACAGCCGCTTTGTCGTTAACTCTGTCTCCGGCGTGACGCTGGAGGACGGAACCGTTCTCACGCCCCAGCAGACCGTCTGGTGGCTGGCGGGGGCCCAGGCCGGGGCGCAGTATCACCAGTCCCTGTCTTACGCCGCCTACCCCGGGGCGGTGGACGTGTCCCCCAGACGGACCGGGAGCCAGATCGAGGAGGCCGTCCTGGGCGGAAATATCGTTTTGTCGGAGGAGTTCGGCAAGGTCCGCATCGAGACCGACGTCAACACACTGACCACCTTTACCCCGGAGATCGGCAGGGTTTTCCACAAAAACCGGACCATGCGGGTGTGCAATACCCTGGCCAACGACATTTACCGGGAGTTCTCCCTCCACTATCTGGGAAAGATCAACAACGACGAGAACGGCCGGGGCCTGCTGAAGTCGGCGGTGATCAGCTACCTGCTGGCCATGTACGGCGCGGGGGCCCTCCGCCAGCGGCCCGGGAAGGACGACGTGATCATCCAGATGGGGGACGCCGGCGACAGCGTCGTTATCGAGCTGGCCCTCTACCTGGCGGACTCCGTGGAGACCATCTATATGACGGTCACGGTGGCGTAAGGAGGATACAATATGAGTTTTCTGTTGGGACGGGACACTGTCCACGGCGCGGCGGGCAAGGCCGTCATCACCCAGGACGGCCAGATCAAGGAGCTCTTCGGCGCGAAAAAGATTCAAACCCAGGCGGAGATCTCCAGCACCGACATGAAGGTCGTCGGCACCAAGAAAATTCAGCCCAAGCCCGGCAGCGTCAAGCAGACCGGATCCGGCTCGGTGTACTACGGCACGCCTCTCTTCGCCGAGATGCTGGCCCAGTACGTCCACGAGGGGGTCATGCCCTATTTCACCCTCCAGGTAACAAACGACGACAAGGCGTCCTCTGTGGGCCCGCAAACCATCGCCTACTATAATTGCCAGCTCTCCGGAACCATCCCGCTGTCTGTGCTGGACGCGGACAGCGATATGCTCACCTTCGACTTCTCCTTTACCTACGAGGACTTCGAGATTCTGAGCGCCTTTGGCGATCCGGAGGAGCTGGGAAGCTGAAAGGAGATCACGATATGAGCAATCTCAGTGCGTTTTTGCACCCCGTACAGGCCGGAGAGACCCGGGAGGTCGTCGTCTCCAAGCGGTTTCTCGGCGAGGACGGCAGGCCCGTCCCCTTCAAGATCCGCGCTCTGACCCAGGAGGAGAACAACCACCTCACAAAGCAGTCCATGGGGCCCGCCAAGGGTGGCAGGCGGGGGGAGAGGGAGCTGGACGCCATCGCCTATGGCAGCCGCGTCATCGTGGCGGCTACCCTGGAGCCGGACTTCCGCAGCGAGGAGCTGTGCCGGGCCTACGGCACCTTGGACCCCCTGGAGGCGCCTGGAAAAATGCTTCTGGCCGGGGAGTACAAGCGGCTGACCGACGCCATTATGGAGCTCTCCGGTTTTGCGGAGGACCCGGAGGAGCTGGGGGAAGCGGCAAAAAACTGATGGACGGGGACGACCCGGACACCATGCTGGCCTACTATATGATGGTCAACCACGGGTGGCGTCCCCAGCAGGTCGAGGACCTGCCGTTCCGGGAAAAGGTCCTTTTGGCGGAAATGACCCTGCGGGAGATCCGCTCCAGGAGGAGGGGGTGAGACGGCGCAATGGCGGTTATTCAAGAGAAACTTGTCCTGCTGGACCAGTTCTCCGGGACGTTTTCCAAATATCTGAACATGGGCCGGTCTGCCGCCGGCGTCCTGGGGGCGGCCCGGGCCGGCCAGGCGTCCTTCTCCGCCGCCGCCAGGGCGGGGGGCGCGGCTATGGACGAGATGGCCGCCTCCGGCCAGGAGCTGGCGGACGCCATGGACCGGGCCCGGCAGCACACGGAGAAGAGCGGAGACGCCGCCGGGAACGCGTCGAACAAGCAGGACCGGCACAACCGGTCCATGCGCAGCGGCGCGTCTGCGGCGGAGAGCCTGACCCGGAAGCTGACGGCGCTGGCGGCGGGGTATCTGAGTCTCCAGGGGGCCCAGAAGCTCGTCGGCCTGTCGGACGCCTGGACCCAGACCACCGCCCGGCTGGACCGGATGAACGACGGCAGGCAGACTACGCCGGAGATCCAGGATATGATCTACCAGGCGGCCCAGCGGTCCCGGGGCGACTACCAGGACACAGCCGATATGGTGGCGAAGCTGGGTACCCTGGCCGGGGACGCCTTCGGATCCACGGCGGAGGTAGTGGCCTTCGCCGAGCAGATCAACAAGCAGTTCGCCCTGGCGGGCGCCAGCGCCCAGGGGGCCCAGGCGGCCATGCTCCAGCTCACCCAGGCCATGTCCTCCGGGGTCCTGCGGGGGGAGGAGCTCAACTCCGTCCTGGAGCAGGCCCCCACCATTACCAAGTCCATTGCGGACTACCTGGGCGTCAATATCGGCCAGCTCCGGGAGATGGCCAGCGAGGGGGCCGTCACGGCGGATGTGGTCAAAGCGGCTATGTTCCACGCGGCGGAGGAGACGGACAGAGCCTTCGAGGCGGTGCCGCTGACCTTCTCCCAGGCGTGGACCATGGCGAAGAACGCGGCCCTGGACAGCCTGCGGCCCGCTCTGGGGCGGCTGAGCGAGTTCCTCGGCGGCGATGTGGGCCAGTCCATACTCAACGGCCTCGTCGGCGCGGCCCAGCGGCTGGGGGACGTGCTGCTCTGGGTCCTCGACCTGGCGGAGGCCGGGGTCCAGTGGGCTATGGAGAACGGGGAGCTGCTCGTCTCCCTGGCCGTTGCCCTGGGGGCGGTTATGGCGGGGAGCGCGGCGGCCTCTGCGGCGGCGTGGGCGGCGGCAAATTGGCCCATGCTGCTGATCGTCGGCGCGATCGCCCTTATTATCTATATGGCCCTCCAGATGGGGGCCGCTTGGGAGGACGTGGGCGGTTTTGTCGGCGGCGTGCTCTATGAGCTGTACGCGGTGGCCTACAATCTGACGGCGGACGCCTGGAATCTGATCGCCACGTTTGCCGAGTTTCTCGCCAACGTGTTCAATAACCCGGCGGCGGCTATCGCAAATCTGCTGGCGGATTTAGCGGACTGGGCCCTGAGCGTTATCCAGAGCATCGCCAGCGGCATCGACGCCGTGTTCGGCAGCAATCTCTCCGGCGCGGTCGGCGGCTGGCGCTCCAGTCTCAAAGGGTGGGTTCACGACGCCTTCGGCGAGAACGAGATCAAAATCCAGCGCATGGAGAAGATCGACTACGGCGACGCCTGGGACCGGGGCTCCCAGATGGGCCGCGGCGCGGGGGCCTGGCTGGAGGGTCTCGGCGCCAACGACTACCTGAGCAAGCTGGGCGGGACCTCCTTCGACTACGCCAATATGCTCTCCTCCTCCGGCATCCCCGGCGCGCTGGAGGGCATCGGCGGCGACACCAAGGCCATCCGCAGCAGCGTGGCCCTCTCCGAGGAGGACATCAGGCTCCTGGTGGATCAGGCGGAGCGGGAGTACGTCAGCAACGTCAACCTGACTGCTCAGACGCCGGTTATCACCATCAACGGCCAGAACACCGGCAATTTTGAGGAGGACCTGGCGTGGCTGGAGAATGCCCTGGTCAAAATTCTATCGGAACAGTCCGCCAGCCACACGGACCTGTCCTACCGGTAAGGAGGGGGAGCGATGGAAAACCGATACGGCCTGTACCTGTCCCGGGAGGGAACTACCCTCCGCCTCCCGGTAAACCCGGAGAGCTACTCCATCGCCCGGGACAGCGAAAACGGCGAGTACAACGTCCTGGGGGTGGGCCCCATTGTGGTTCCCCGGAGACCGAAGCTGGCGAAGATCTCCTGGTCCGGCCTCCTGCCGGGGCGGGCGGACCTGTGGGCCGTCGTCACCGCCGGAGGGTTTCAGCCGCCCAAGTTCTACATCGACTTTCTCCAATCCGCCCTGGACGAGAGGGTGGTTCTCCGGTTCGTGGCCAACCGGTGCATGGAGGATGGAACCCCTATCTTTGACACCAATATGGAGGCCGTCGTCTCCCAGTTCAAGACCGAGGAGCGGGGCGGCGAGACGGGGGATTTCTACTACGAGCTGGGTCTGACGGAGTACCGGGACTACACCCCCAGGACCGTCAGGCTCCAGTCCCCTGCCGCCGCTGGAGAACCGGTATCCGCCACGGCGGAGGCCGGCCGCTCCATCCCGGCGGGCCGGCTGACCGTGGGGCAGACGGTCCTTGTCAACGGCAGATGCTACTACAGCAGCCACGGCGCAGAGCCCCACGGCGTCCTCTCCGGCTTCCGGGGGGTCATCTCCCGGATTGTCGCCACCGACCCCCAGCGGCCCTACCCCTACCACATCGCTGCCGAGAGCGGCGGGGCTAAGGGGTGGGTCAAGGCGGACCAGATCCAGGCGGTGTGAGATGACCTATGAGCTGATTATCGCGGAAAAACGCACGGGAAAGGCTTGGGACGCCGCGCCCCTGGTCCAGACGGCCTCCTTCACCACCAGCCGCACAGGCTCCCCGGGGACCTTCAAATTCACCGTCAACGCCGCCTTTGGCCTCTCCTTTCTGGAGGGGGACCCGGTGCGTTTCTCTGTGGACGGCCGGCTGATCTTTCTGGGGACGGTCTTTACCAAGAGCCGGGACCGCTGGGGCGTGATCCAGGTTACATGCTACGACCAGCTTCGCTACCTCAAAGCCAGCGCAAGCTACTGCTTCACCGGCCGAACGGCGGGGGAGATCATTACGGAGATTGCCCAGGACTTCCAACTTAAAACCGGGACGCTGGACCACACCGGCTACGCTATCCCGTCCCTCATCCGGGAGGAGAAGAGCTGCTTGGATATCATCTCCGCCGCCGTAGAGCAGACCCTGCTGGCCACCGGGAAGCTGTACACCTTCTTCGACGACGGGGGGGCCCTCTCCCTGCGGGAGGCCGGGGGGATGGTAGCTGAGGGCGTGGTGGGGACCGGCTCCCTGCTCACCGATTACACCTACCAGACGGACATCGACCGCCAGACCTACAACTCCGTCAAGCTCTCCCGGCCCAGCGAGGCCACGGGCCGGGCGGACGTGTTCCAGGTCATGGACAGCGCCAACATCGGCCGCTGGGGACTTTTGCAGCTCTACCAGACTGTGGACGGGGCCATGAACGACGCCCAGGCGGCCAGCCAGGCCCAGGCCATGCTCCAGTACCACAACCGCCGCTTCCGGACGCTGAAGGTCCAGGCCCTGGGTCTGCCGGGCCTCCGGGCGGGACAGATGCTGATGATGGACGTGGAGAACCTGGGGGACATCAACCTCCGCCGTCTGGTGCTGCTGGAGCGGGTCTGCCATACCTTCCAGAGCGATCTGCACACAATGGAATTTGACGTACAGGAGCTGGGGGACTGAGAGATGGACCTGCTGGGAGAACTGCAAAAGACCATTCAGAACGCTATGGGGGCCTACGGCCTGACGGATCTGGCCGTGGGCACCGTCACCCGGACGGACCCTCTGGCGGTCAAGATCCGAGAGGGCATGGCGGACGTTCCGGAGGCGGCGCTGTGGCTGACAGAGGCGGTGATGGAGAAGAAGATCCCCGTCCTCGCCCACGGGCACGTCACCGCCGGCTTTCGCCACAGCCATACCCTGCCGGATCTGGACCACAGCCACGAGACCGGGGAGGGCCCCACCGACGGGGCCCTGGCGGGGGAGAAGCGGACGGCGTCCGCCCTGGACCCGGACGCCTATTCCTCCGATACCCGGCTGGAGAATATCCTCTGCTACGAGGACGGAAAACCCCTGCCGGTGAAAGACGGGTACATCATTCTCAACAGAGCCCTGGAGACCGGAGACAAGGTCCTGCTGCTCCGGGTCATGCAGGGGGAGCAATTTCTGATCCTGTCCCGGGTGTTTAGAAGGGAGGCATAGCTATGCTGCCGCAGTCCAATATCGATCTCTCCAACGGCGTCGTCTTCCAGGACCAGCCCTCTCTGACCTGGATCGCGGACCCGGTCACACATCGTCTGCGTGGGCGGGGGGACAACTACGAGGCCCTGCGGCAGGCGGTGGAGATCATCCTCAGCGTGGAGCGGTTCCACTGGCAGATCTACACCCCCAACTTTGGCACGGACTACGAGGGACTCCTGGGGACGGAAGCCGGCTATGCCGCCTCCGAACTCCAGCGCCGCCTGTCCGACGCCTTCCTGCCGGACAGCAGGATTCTGGGGATTCGGGATTTCGACTACACGTTCGACGACACGAGACTGACCGCCGCGTTTACTGTGCGCACGGTGTTCGGGGATATCCCGGACCGGATAGAGGTGAACTTGAGATGATTGACCTGAGCAAAAAAGTCTACAGGGCCATTCTCCAGGCCATGCTGGACCGTGTCCCGGACAGCCTGGACAAGCGGGAGGGCTCCCTGATCCAGACCGCCCTGGGGGCCGGGGCCTACGCCCTGGAGGAGTTCTATCTGGAGCTGGACCAGGTGCAGAGCGGCGCGTATCTCCAGACCGCCGTGGGCTCGGACCTGGACAAGCTGGCTATCCTGGCCAACGTGAAGCGATACCCGGCCTCCCCGGCGGTGCGGCTGGGGGTATTCAACGCCGACGTGCCCATTGGCGCGCGGTTTTCCACTATCGACGGTGCGGACAGCGTGAATTTCACCGCCACGGAGAAGGTGGCGGACGGCCTCTTCCAGATGACCTGTCAGGTCCCCGGCAGCATCGGGAACCGGTATACCGGCCCCATCCTGCCCATCACCGCCATCCAGGGGCTGACCTCCGCCCAAATCACCGATATTCTGGTAGCGGGGGACGACGAGGAGAGCGACGAGAGCCTCCGGCAGCGGGCTGTCGCCGCTCTGAACGAACAGCCTTTCGGCGGCAACGTGGCGGACTACAAGCGGGTGGTGCTGGCCATCGACGGCGTGGGGGGCCTCCAGGTCTACCCCGCCTGGGACGGCGGGGGGACCGTCAAGCTGTCCATTCTCGGCGCGGACTGGATGCCGGCCTCCGCGCTGCTGGTGGAGACGGTCCAGAACACGGTGGACCCGCCCCCGGACCAGGGCCTGGGCTACGGTACCGCCCCCATCGGCGCGAAGGTCACAGTTACAACCCCGGAGGCCGTCACCGTGGACATCGCCGCCGCTGCAGTCCCCGCCCAGGGCTACACCCTGGAACAGCTCCAGGGCCCGGTCCGGAGAGCTGTGGAGGACTATCTCCTGTCCGTTCGGCAGGAGTGGGACCGGCCGGACGCCGGGGGCCTGACCAGCTACTCCTCCTGGGTCTACGCCGCCCGGGTGGCGGCGGCCATGCTGTCGGTCCAGGGGGTGGTCAATATCACCGGCCTGACGGTCAACGGATCCGCCGGGGATCTGGCGCTGATAGAAACCGGCCTGCTCCAGCAGGCGCCGGTCCTGGGGGAGGTGTCGCTGCATGCCTGATACCCGCATCTGCCAGTATTATCCCCTGTGGTTCCGGCGGATTTTGGACTTTCAGGCCCTGTGCCAGACGGAGGAGCAGGAACTCGCCGCCATGGCGGAGGCCATGGACCAGATCCGCAGAAACCTCTTCGTTCAGACCATGGACGAGGGGACCTGCGCCCAGTGGGAGGAGATCCTTCGGATTCTTCCGTCGCCGGGGGAGGATCTGGACTTCCGGCGGCTCCGGGTGCAGGGCCGGCTGTCTCTGCGGCCCCCCTTCACGCTGATCTTCCTGCGGGAGAAACTGGACGCAATTTTCGGGCCGGGGAACTACGCGGTGGAGGCGGACTACCCAAACTATACCCTCTACATAGAGACCTCCGTGGAGAACCAGGCGTATTTCTCCGAGGTTTCCGCTCTGCTGGGGATTATCAAACCCTGCCACATCGTCTACATCGCCCGTCCCCGGGTAGACGCCGCCCTGGCGGTCTCCGAGGCGGTTGGGCGGGGGACAATGGAGTATCATTATATCTTGGGCGCCTGGCGGCTGGGGGAGAAGCCCTTTGTAACATTTGACGAATTGGAGGCGCTGAAGATGGCCGGACAGCCCAGCATACAGCAAACGCTCTTGGACCAGACCGCCGGATTTGTGGTTTCCGACGTGGCGTCGGCGCGGCTCAACGGAGCCGTCTCCATCGCGGCGATCAGCCGCGCCGTCCAGGGAAACGTCGGGAGCGTATCCTATCCGGTCCGGCGGGACCAGGCGGCGGAGATCACCTTGGCGGAGCTACTGGACAGGGAGGGGAACGTCCTCTCCTCCAGCGCCCTGTCCATGCCGGTCACGGAGTCCGTCGTGTATCTCCGCCACAGCTTTACAGTAAAGGAGGGAACCGGCAATGGCTGAAAATCCCATCAAGACGCCCCTGACGGCGGATCTTCCGGAGGACTGGAACGAGGGGCAGATTATAGCCCCGGACGGAACGACGGTTGGGCTGACGGAGCGGCACGGGTACAACTATCTCATGGGGAAGGTCAACGAGACCCAGCGGGCGGTGAACGCCATCGGGGAATCCTTTGAGACCATCGGCGGAAAGCGGACCTGCCGGTTTACGGTGGGCGCCGCCGCCGCCGGCTGGACGGCGGCGGACTGCGACTACCTGTGCGACGGGACCGACGACCAGGTGGAGATTCAGGCGGCGATCAGCGCAATGGGCAGCTATGGAGAGATTGTGCTTTTATCCGGCTCCTATCATCTGAGCGGGCCGGTGCGGCTGGCCGGTTATCATATATCTCTGCGCGGTAACGGACCCGCCACAAGGCTGATCCGGGAAACAACGGAAGGAATCGGAAGCGTCAAGGCCCTGATCGTTATGGGCGACGGGTGTTCCTTGACAGATTTATATTATCAAGGTACGGCGACAACAGGAAACGGCGAATGTGAAATATTCGCGTATGATGAAACGCGGATTGAACGAATTCATTTCTTTTTGACCTCCATGCTCGCCGGCTCAAGCAGTATTCGTTTGGCAAAGTCCAATCCCTCTATTATCACACAAAAAAGCGCCAGGATTGCATCCTGCGATATGGATGGGGGCACATCTGGAGCGTTTATTTTTGTGGAGAGCGGGAGCTCCATTGACGTTCTCAATAATAGCTGTCCGGCGACATCCGGTTTAAAATTAGTGGAGAGCGGTCCGGACTGTACGGCCAGATTTACCATAGCCGGGAATAGGGGGGCCAACGAGCATCCCTCCTGTGGATCGATTCTGCTGGATGGATATAGCCCTAAAAACGGCTGTATAATCGTAAACAATTGCATAGCCCGACTGTCCATGTTAAACAGCAAAAATCACGCTCCGGGAGACTCGGGGACGGCTTCGTCCACCCGCTGCGGAAATATTGTCAGCGGCAATATATTCCTGAAGCCCTATTGGGACAACGATCCAGTTGTGAAGCTGGGCCAGAACACAAAGGATATTTTTGTAACTGGCAACATGATCCGCAACGCCGCCAATCAATCCAACGGCGTCATCCAAGACCTGGGAAGCAATAACATTGTCCGCTTCAACTCCGACGATCTGGGAGGCAGCACCTCCGCCACGGTGGAGCAGGCCGCGCCTGTGCTCACGGTGAATGGAGACGGCCAGGTGACAGCCACGGCAGTTCAAAAGGCGGGCTATGTGGCGGCAGGGACGAAAAATGCAGCTCTGACGCTCTCCGCCGCCCAGGATGCGGACTTCATCCCGGAGAATATCAAAAAGGGCGTCACCATTTTCGGCGTAGAGGGACGGTTGGAGGCGGGCGTGGGAACTGAGGCTGGGGTGACGAGCTTCAACGGCCGGACCGGGGCGGTGAGGCCGAAAGCTGGGGATTACACAGCGGCGGACGTCGGGGCCGCCACAATGGAACAGGTCAACGCGGCCATTCAGGCGGCGGTGGCGGAGAGCTGGGAGGGGAGCTACTGATGGGCGTACAGGAGACGAAGCTGAGAGCCATCGCGGACGCCATCCGGGAGAAGGACGGGACGTCGGCCCCGATTCCCGCCGGCGATTTTCCAGACAGAATCCGGGGGATCCCGGCCGGCGGACTGCCGGAGGACGTGCACGCCGTCGCCGTAGCCGCTGCCCCGCCAGAGGGCGGGAGCGTGTCCGGAGGAGGCGTGGCCTCCCGGGGGATGACGGTGACGGTGAAGGCGGAGAGCGCCGGTACGCATCAGTTTAAGGAGTGGCGGGAGAACGGAGCGGCAGTCGGCTTTGACGGGGAATACACCTTCCCCGTCGAGAGCGACAGAAATCTTGAAGCGGTATTTGAGGTTCCGGCCTCCAGACTTCCGGACGGGTATATCGAACGGCAGTATCTTGAGAAGACGGACGTTGAAGGATATGTCATGCTGCCCTATGTTGCGATTGTCAGCATGAAAATGGAGCTCGATATAGAACCTACCGGGGGTACGCTTGGAACTTCCTGCTATTTGTATTCGGCCAATTACACAGTGGGAAACGACTCCAGTGCATGGTCGTATTTCTCCTGTACAATGCAGACGTACGGGGTAGTCGTTACAGCGAGAAGCAAGACATATGGCGGCGGCGATACGACGATAAGCGCGGATAGCTCCTTCAGAAGGATGAAAATAGAGATCGATCTCCCCAATAAAATCGGAAAAGTCAACGGCGGAGACGATATCGCTCTGCGGGTTCCTTCTGCGAACAGGCAGAGACAGAATATCTTCCTGACCGGGAACACATCAAGCCGGTTTGTGGGGAAAATCTATTCCTGTAAACTGCATTATGATGGAATTTTGGAGGCGGAGTTTATTCCGTGTACAAATCCGAACGGCGCTGTTGGCATGTACAATTTGGTCACAAAGCAGTTTACAGCCATAGCCGGAACAGGGATTCTTGCCGGTCCTGCCGTATGAGGGAGAAAGCGGAGGCAATTTGGCAAAACGCGATGCGCCGCAGCATACCCGCCCCCGTTTTGTCAAGACGACGAAGGGGGGCGGTTTATAATTGTCCGGAGAGGAGGTGAGAGCGTGGAGGCGGTTATCGTGGCGCTCATCGGGCTGGCGGGGTCGGCGGCGGGCTCCCTATGCGGAGTGCTGGTGTCCTCGAAGCTGACCCAGTATCGGCTGGAGCAGCTGGAGAAAAAGGTCCAGGCCCACAACAATCTCATCGAGCGGACCTACAAGCTGGAGGAGCGGACAGAGCTCCAGGAGGAGAAGATCAAGGTGGCCAACCACCGGATCGAGGACCTGGAGCGGAAGACGGTGTAAGAAACGGAGGTACATATGAAAAAATATATCATCAAGCGTCTGAGCAGTCTGCTGAGCGTGAAGAGCGTTGTCACCCTGACGCTGACCGTGGTGTTCGCGGTCATGGCCCTGCGGGGGACCATCAGCCAGGACTTTATGACCGTCTACGCCGTGGTCATCGCCTTCTACTTCGGCACCCAGAGTCAGAAGGTCCAGGACCTGACGGAGGGTGGCGGCAATGGCAACGGCTAAAGATCTGCTGAATATTGCCGGCCGGCAGCTGAAGGTCCGGGAGGACCCGCCGGACAGCAACAACGTCCGCTACAACACCTGGTACTACGGGCGGGAGGTGTCCGGAAAGGCCTATCCCTGGTGCATGGCGTTCGTGCAGTGGGTGTTCGCCCAGGCGGGGGTGAAGCTCCCGGCCCGGACGGCCTCCTGTGGAACTCTGATGAACGCCGCCAAGTCCTTTGGGATATGGGTCACAGAGGACTTTCAGCCGGGGGACGTGGCGATCTATGATTTTTCCGGCAAGCGGAGAACCACGGAGCACTGCGGCATTGTGGAGGCGGTTTTGCCGGGCTATGGCGTCCAGGCCATTGAGGGCAACACCAGCGAGGCGGGGAGCCAGTCCAACGGCGGCATGGTCTGCCGGAAGAAGCGGGCCTTTTCTTACATCATCGGGGCCGTGCGGCCCGCATTTGAACAGGAGGATAGTATGACCGGAAAAGAAATTTATGAATCGCTCAACGAGTATCTTAGCAGACAGCCCGTCCCCGCCTGGGCGAGGGCGGAGCTGGAGGAGGCCAGGAAGGCCGGCATTACCGACGGGGCCAATCCCATGCAGCTCATCCCCCGCTATCAGGCGGCGATTATGGCCCTGCGGGCCGCGAACAGGTGAGCAGGCGCCGGCCTATCGGCCGCCGCAGCGTAAAGGAGGAGACCGGGGCTACTCCCCGGCCTCCTCTAGTCCCAGCAGCCACAGCGGCGAGACCCCCAGGGCCTGGGCCAGCAGCGGCACCTCGTAGTCGGGCACCACTCGGACCCCGGCCTCCAGCCGGCTGATGGCCTTCTGGGTGATGGAGTGGCCAGTCAGCTGTATCCGTGCGGCCAGCTGCTCCTGGGAGAGTTTTTCCCGCTTTCTGGCCAGCCGGACCCGCTGGCCGCACACATTGCACCGCCCGTCTTTTTTCAACATGTGCATACCGCCTTGTTCATTCCTATCATGACTAAATTAGGATTGACAATATCATATGCGCTATGCTATGATTATCCCAGAGATGACTAAAAGGCAAAAGACCGGGCAGAGGAGCCTGTTCCCCTGCCCGGCGTACAGTTTAGCCGTCCTGCATCTCCGCGAATATGGCCGCTATGGCGAGGACGTGGCGAACGCATGCTTCCCGCCGGTCCGGCGGCAAACCGCTCAGCAGATGGGCGGCGCATACCATGGTCTCCGCCTGCTCTCCGCCCGGGAGCGGGTCGGAGACCAACTCCGTTATGGAGAGACCGCAGCCTTTGGCCAGCAGCTCCAGGGTGTCGGCTCGGGGGTTGCCTTTGCCCTTCAGGTAAATTTGGGCGGCGGATTTTGTGATTCCCAGTTCATCGGCAAATATCTCGACGGAGACGCGGCGATCCTGCTTGACGCGCTGCATAGTCCGGGCGAGGTTTTGATTGATTGACATGATGTTCTCCTCTCATATGTGTTTATGTATCTGAGACATCATGCCGGGGAGGGCCGCGAATCCAAAGCGGTTCCCTTCCCATATCACATGTTTTACAACGCAATTAGAACGCAAAGCTGTAAAACCATTGTGCCGCAGTTGCTATATGATTTCTTTGGCGGGTTCGAATCCCACCCGCTGCGCCAGAGGGTACCAAGTCGGAAGGGACTTGGTACCCGTTGCTTTTTCTGCGGAGCAACTGGAGCGCAATGGAAAGAAGCGTTTGCTCCCTCCTTTCCCCTTTTGCAATATTATACAACATATGGGAGAAAAAATCAAGAGAAATGTCACAAAATGCAGGCGCATATCACATAAAATTTTACACAGAAGGCGGGGCCTCCCCCGCGCCGTTTTCAATTAGCTGACAGAAATACTCGTCGATGCTCCTGTCTACGGCGCTTCGTTTGGAGTCCATCAGGTGCTGATAAACCGTTTTCAGGGTGTAGTCCGTGGCCCAGCCGCCTCTGGCCTGGGCGTATTTGCTGGGAACGTTCAAAAGAAGCATCACAGAGGCCGCAGTGTGCCGAAGATCGTGAAAACGGATATCCGGCAGACCGTTGCGTCTGGTGATGGTGCGAAGCCGGCCGAGTAGACAGGAGCCCTTCAGATGTGTCACATATGTGTCGGCGGCCGTCTCTTTCGCCGCCCGCAGGCGGTCTAAAATATAGGCCGGCGCCTGAATTGTCCGGGTGGAGCCGGCGGTCTTGGTGCCTTTCTCCACCCAGCGGTTGTCCGCCCCGTAGACTAGAGCTTTTTTGACGGTCACGGTCCCCCGCTCAAAATCAACGCAGTCCCAGGTGAGCCCGGCGATTTCAGACGAACGCATACAGAGCCAAACGGCTAGCAGGACGGGGATTTCCATATCTGTGCCCTCTACCGCCCGGAGAAGCGTCCCGATTTGCTGGGGCTCCAGAACTGTCTGCTCTCTGCGCTCCTTCTGCGGAAGGGTGGTGTCCAGCTTCAGACTGGGGCGGTACTCCGCCAGGACGGCGGTGAGCAGGCCGTGGATGTTGCGCAGCGTCTTGGGCGCGCGCTGCCGGACGCGCCCTCTCTGGTCCGCGTAGGGTTTGGCGGCCTGGTTGACGGCCTGCTGAATCATCTGCGGGGTGAGTTTGTTGAGCTTTACGGGCATGAGCTCCTGGAGGGCGTGGCGGCGGATAGAGTCGTAGCTGCGTATAGTGGTGGGGCTGAGAATGCCGTCCTTGCTCTCGATGTACTTCTCCATGGCCTCCGCCAGAGTCATGGAGGAGGAGTCCCGGGCAATTTCCTTGTAGTGGAGCTGCCACTGAAGGGCGTCGAATTCGGCCTCCCGCTTGGTGGGCCGGGTGAAGGAGCGGTACTGGTTTTTTCCAGAGGCGTCTTTGCCGGCGTAAACCTGGACGCGCCAGTTCCCGGACGGTAGCTTTTTTGCCGTCGCCATCTTGTGTTCCTCCCATCCATATGATAATATGAGAGGGTGAAGGGGCCTTTCCAAATCCTTTCACCCTCTTGGGCCGCTCCCGGCGTTAACGCCGCCGGGGGCGGTTTTTCTTTTTCAAAATCTGCCGGCGGATAAGACAGAATTTGGTTCTGACTTTCGACGCTAAATGAAAAATATGGGAGAAAACCATTTTTTCGTCGAAATAATCAAAAAATTCTCCACAAAAGAGGAATAATGTGTTATAATTTGCCCATGCGCAAATACTATAGCATCGGCGCCGAAGCGGAAAGGAATTTACTATGCCGGATCGTGATGCTCAGATTCTGGAGCTGCTTCACAAGCTGACTCCCGAACAGAAACAGGCGTGTTCTCATTTCGTACAACTACTGTGCGCAGAAGTGCAATTAGAAAATCCTTCTGCTCAAGAGAAATCTGCTTCACAAGACGCATGATTTGCTGTTCTTGATGATCCATGGCCCCGCTCGAGTCGAGTGGGGCCATTTCAGCATCTTTTTCTTGTTTTGTGGCGGGAATGTCCTGTTCTTCTCCATAAAACTGCCCGACGGTAATATTGAGTAGACGACAAATAGGCATTACAAGATTGGCGTCCGGAGCGTTTTTCCCCTTGAGCCAATTTGTTACAGAGGATTTAGACACGCCCAGCTTTTCGGCGATCTCTTTTTGCGAATATCCTGAGGTAGAAATATAGTGTTCAAGGCTTGCGCGGATTTTTTCTCGTATTTCCCCCTGTCTGGTCATGGTTCAGCTCCTTTCTGGCTATGGGTGTATGATACACGACAAATCCAAATTTGTAAATATGGAAATGCAGAATTTCTTGATTTTGTAAAATTAGCTCTTGACAATTAAGAAATTCTGCACTATACTGGCAACGTAGTTAAGATATTCTGAACCACAAAGGGGGGAACGGCATGTCGATATCGCTGGTAATTAAAGATTACTTAACTGCACACGGAATTAAGCAGGCGTTTATCGCAAGCAAATGCGGGTGGTCTAAGCAAAAGGCGAACTGCATTGTCAACGGTAAACAGCGGATGACGGCGGAGGATATGTGTGCGATCTGCGAGGCGGTTGAGGTCCCTTACGACTACTTTTACAATGCTGCCGCAGCAGAGCAGGAGACGGCGTAGGAGGAGGTAAGAATATGCCGAGAGTGAAGCCCTTGACCGAACAGGAACGGATGAACCGGGAGCTGTTGGCCGCTCTGCGCGCCGGGCAGGCCAGATTGGGCGAGAAGGACGCCCAGACCGCCCGCGTTATGCCGGACTGCGAGTGGAGAGCATACTACAACCGGGTCAAAGCCCCGGAGCGGTTTACGGTCCAGGACCTGCGCGTATTGGCAAAACGGTATCGGTTTACCGATTACCAGCTTTGTCAGATTTTTGGTGTGGCCTATCGCGGCGGAACACCGGCGTAGAGCGGCGGAGGAGACGTCATGAAGTATACGGAGAGGCGGCGCAGGGCGCTGTGTCTACTGGTTCTAATCGTTTTGAGCAACGCGGTCTGTTCCGGCCTTTTGGGCAGGGAGCGGGCCCGCTCGGCGGCGCTCCAGGCCCGGGCGGAGCGGGCGGAGGCCGTCCGGGACCTAGCGGTTGAGGAACTGGGGGCGGCGTCCCTGGCCTCCGCCCGGGAGAAGCAGGCCAGAGCGGAGCAGGCGGCGGCCTACGAGGCCGTCGGGGCCTGGGAGTATGTGGGCGAGTGTACCGTCACCGCCTACTGCCCCTGCGAGTCGTGCTGCGGGCCCTGGGCGGACGGGCTCACCGCTACGGGCCTCCCGGCCGGCCCCGGGGTGGCGGCGGTGGACCCGGCGGTGATCCCCCTGGGCTCCACGGTGGTCATCGACGGCCAGAAGTACCTGGCGGCGGACACCGGCGTCACCGGGAACCATGTGGACGTCTGCCGGGCGGCCCACCGGGAGGCGGCGGCCTTCGGGGTTCAGACGGCGGAGGTCTGGGTCATTCCGCCGGGGAGGCCGTGATGGGCGGCGGAAAAAGGCCCCCGCCGGACAAAATCTGGTGGGTGGCCCACCCGGACCATACGGTGGCGGTGGTCAGCGCCCCCGATTGGGAGCTGGCCACAGTGGCGGCGGCCCGGTGGTGGGACGCGCCCTGGCGGGAGGTGGCGGCGCTGTGCGAGTGCCGGAGGACGGAGAATCTCCGGCGGAACGTGTGCGTGGGCTGCGGGATGATCTTCCACGGGACAGGTATCCGGTGCGGCCGGTGCGAGGCGGCGCGGCGGGATGAAGAGCAAAGCCGCCGGGCCCGGGAAAAGCGGTTTTACCGGGGGGCTATGCCCAGGAAAAAGGAGGAAGTTCATGATGATGACCCGTGAGGAGATGGTCCGCCACTACGCCCAGGCGGCCAACAAGGCCAAGGACATCAAGGTTTTAGCGGATCTGAACTGCGTGACGCCGGGGGAGATCCGCGCTGCGCTGGCCCAGGCGGGGGTGGAAGCGCCCAAGCGGACGCGGGCTAAGAAGCCGGCGGCCGGGCCCGCGCCCGCGCCTGTACAGGAGCCCGCCCTGCCGCCGGTCTACGGTCAGGCGGAGGCCATTCTGGCGGCGCTGCCGGAGGGGGCGTCCCACGCCGTCCGGCGGCGGGCCGGGGAACTGCTGGCGGACCTGTTCAGGGACTATCTGCTGGAGCGGCTGGGGCTCAACAAGGAGCGGCAGATATGAGCGATAGACTGCGCAGCGCCCTGGCGGGCGGCGGGAGCATCCATATAAGCGTCGAAACGGACGGCGCCGGCGACTTCTCCCTGCTGGTGACGGAGAGCTGGGAGCGGCTGACGGGGGTGCGGCGGCTGACCATCCCCGCCGGGGAGCTGGACGCCGCCCCGGACCCGGACGGGCTGATCCGGGAACGGCTGGCGGACCTGGCCGGCCGGCATCTGAACCGGCGGGCGCGGGAGGACGCCGCCGGCGGCCCGTCCGGCGGGGAATCGGTTCTATAGAGGAAGCGGGGAGGTGGATGGATGTTTCGCTACAAGGCCGGGATATGCGTCAGCTATGAGCGGCAGGGCTACATCTATTTCGCCTCCCTGCTCTATCGGGAGCTGCCGGAGAAGAGCCGGGAGACGATCCGCGAGCTCTGCCGGCAGGCCGGCGGGGACTACTGGGAGGCCCTGCTGGCGTTTGTCACCACGGACGCCGGGGCGGAGTATGTTTGCCGGAGGCACTATCTCTCCCGCTCCACGCTCTACCGGGCGGTCCGGCGGTACTATGAGGGATTCCCGGAGAGGATCTAACCAAGCGAGGGGAGGCGTATGCCTCCCCTTCCCCCAGCCGCGGGGCGTTTGCGGAAGCCGGCCGGGATACTAGCTGGTTTCCATAGGCGCAGGACAACCCGAAAAAAGCGGGGATACATATATAAAACGCGCGTGCGCGCGTTGCCGGGGTTGGTTGGGGCCTAAGTTTAGGACCGGTTCCAGGGGAGGGAGGACAACCCATGACGGGCTACTGGGTGATCCGCACATACAAGGCGGGGGCAGTGGGCGAGAAAATCAAATACTGGGTTCCCGGGCAGAAACCGAGCCAATCCCAGCGGCGGCTCCGCTCCGAGATCAAAAAACAGCAGCAGAACGAGGCCGGCGCGGAAAAGCGGATGGCCCGGCAGATTCACGCCAATTTCACCAGCGAGGATTTTCTCATCGGCCTGGACTACTCGGCAAAAGGGCTGTCTCTGGTTCTGGCGGGACTGGACGAGCAGGCGGACCGGTTTCTGGACGAGAGCTACCACGCCTGCCGCCGTCAATTGCGGCTGTGGCTCAAGCGGGTGCGGCGGGCCTGCGCGAAGGCGGGAATTCCTTTTCGCTACCTGGCCGTCACCAGCGATACCAACGGAAAGACCGGAGAGCTGGTCCGTCTCCACCACCACGTCATTGTCAACCGGGAGGCCCTGGCCATCGCCTTGGAGAAATGGACCCTGGGCGGGACCAACCACGAGCATCTCTACAGCGTGCCAGACCAGAGCGCCCTGGCGGTCTATCTCCTCCGGCAGGTGCGGCGGCTTCCGGACGAGAAAAAATATATCCCCAGCCGCAATTTAATCGTTCCCCAGCCCAAGGATCGGATCGCGCAGGGCGGGGCGGAGCTGGCGGTCCCCAGGGGCGGACAGCTTCTCCACCGGAACGAATGGAGGCCCGGACGCCCCCAGTATATCCGGTACATACTGCCCGGGATAGGGAAGTTCTCCAGGGTGCGAAAGAGGCCGGCCCAGATGCAGATTTCCTGACACGGAAGGCGCGCCCGGGGGCCTGCGCGCACGGGCGCGCGATAGCAAATAGGGACCGCCGGCGGCGCTCTGGCCGCGGGCGGCGCTTTGCCGGCGTCTAGTCTCCGATTCCCGATAAGCCTTGGGGCGCAAGGTGAGGAGGCGGATTTGAGGGCGGGAAAAGATGACGCCTCGCGACAGAACTTTTGTGCTATGCTGTCTGTAAACAAGGGGAAGAAACGGGGAGGAGGACCGTGGGCAGATACCGCAAGTACAGATCGGATAGGGCCCTGCGGGGGATGGTGGAGGGGTACTTCAAGAGCATCTCCCGGGAGAAGATCGTCCAGGAGGCGTGCAACACCGGCCAGAAGGACGCGAGAGGCCATTTCATTACCGAGTGGCGGCCCGTGACCAACAATCAGGGGGTCACTATGCGGGAGCGGGAGTACCTGATCCCGCCCACAGTGGGCGGGCTGTGCGCGTATCTGAACATCAGCCGGGACACCTGGGCCCGCTACTGCGACCGGACGGAAAACCCCCAGTTTGCTGAAACAACAGAGTGGGCCCGGGAGCAGCTTCTGGCCTGGCGGGAGAAGGAGCTCCTGCGCCGGTCCGGGAAGCACATCCGGGGGCTGCTCTTCGACCTGCGGGCCAACTACGGCGTCAGCGAGGAGGCGGCCGCCCGGCCCAGGGCCCTGGGCGTCCAGGAGGACGACCCCATCACCAGGAGCCTGAAGGAGGCGGCGGATGCTCTCAGACAAACAGCTGCAAGTAATGGCCTGGCCCTACCGGGGGAAGCGGGCGCTGATCTGTGACGGGGCGGTCCGTTCCGGGAAGACGTCGGTGATGTCCCTGAGCTTTGTTCTCTGGGCCATGGGGGCCTTCGACGGCTGCGCCCTCGCCATCTGCGGCAAATCCGTGGGCAGCGCGGAACGAAACGTGATTGCTCCCCTGCTGTCGGTGCGGTATCTCCAGGACCACTTCGCCCTCCGCTACAGCCGGGGCGAGCACCTGCTGACGGTGCGCCGGGGGGGCAGGAAAAATCTGTTCTACCTCTTCGGCGGGAAGGACGAGAGCAGCTACGCCCTCATCCAGGGCATCACCCTGGCGGGGGCGCTGCTAGACGAGGTGGTCCTCATGCCCCGCTCCTTTGTGGAGCAGGCCCTGGCCCGGTGCTCCGTGGAGGGGGCCAAGCTGTGGTTCAACTGCAACCCCGACGTGCCCACCCATTGGTTCCGTCAGGAGTGGATTCTCAAGGCCAAGGAGAAGGACGCCACCCGCCTGCGCTTCACCATGGACGACAACCCGGGTCTCAGCGGGGCCACCCGGGCCATGTACCAGACCCTCTACGCCGGGGTGTTCAAGCGCCGGTACATCGACGGGGAGTGGACGGCAGGGGACGGGCTGATCTACGACATGTTCGACCCGGCGGTCAACGGCTACGACGACGCGGCGCGGCCCCCCGGCCTGGCCTACGCAACCTCCCGGACCATCGCCTGCGACTACGGCACCGCAAACCCCACGGTCTATCTGGATGTCTACGACGACGGCGAGACCGTCTGGGTGGACCGGGAGTACCGCTGGGACAGCCGGGACCTGGACGCCACCGGGGGCCGGCAGAAGACCGACGGGGAGTACGCCGGGGATCTCCAGGCGTTTATGGGGCCCGACGAGACCCGCTTCTGCCCGGTGGTGGCGGACCCCTCGGCGGCCAGCTTCATCCAGGAGCTGCGGCGGCGGGGCCTGTACGTTATTGCGGGGGACAACGACGTCGTCGGCGGTATCCGGCGGGTCTCCCAGCTCTTTGCCCGGCGGCGGCTGATGGTCCACCGGGAGCGGTGCGCGGGGCTTATCGGGGAGCTCCAGTCCTACGCCTGGGATACCAAGGCGGCTCAAAATTTGGGCGTGGAGCGGCCCGTGAAGCAGCGGGACCACGGCCCTGACGCCCTGCGCTACTACGTCAACACAATCCTGCCCAAGTGGCGGTACGGAGAGGAGGAGTAACATGGGCAAGCGGAGAGGGAGGAGGTCGGCGGTTTCCACCGCCGACGCATTCTCAAACCCGCTCTTCCGGCTGGGCTTTGGGTCCCAGTCCCCTCTGGAGGCCACGGACTACCCCCTCGCCCGGATGACGGACAACTATGCCCTGCTCAACAGCCTCTATCGGGACAACTGGGTGGTTCAGAACGTGGTGGGCATCATCCCGGACGATATGACCAAAAAGTGGTTTACCCTGGGGGGCGTGGGTCCGGCGCACTTGAGGAAACTGGAACAGGCGCAGCGTCTGACGGCCCTCAGGGAGCGCATCAATACCGGCCTCAAGTGGGGGCGTCTCTATGGGGGCGCGGCGGGGATTCTGCTCATTCGCGGCCAGGAGGGGATGCTGGACCGGCCGCTGGATCTGGAGACGGTGCTCCCCGGGACCTTTGCGGGGATCTACATCATAGACCGCTGGTGCGGCATTACCCCGGACGCGGCGCTGGTGGAGGATATGGGGGACCCGGACTTCGGCCTCCCGGCCTACTACCAGATCAGCAGCCCCCAGGGCGGTCTGGCGGCCCGGGTTCACCACTCCCGGGTCCTGCGCTTCACGGGCCGGGAGCTGCCCTGCCTGGAGCGCATGGCGGAGCTCTACTGGGGCGAGAGCGAGGTGGAGGCGCTGTACCAGGATGTGGTCAAGCACGACAACGTCTCGGCAAACATGGCGGCCCTGACCTTCCGGGCCAACGTGGACACCATGGAGGTAGAGAACCTGGATCAGCTCTTCTCTGTGACCTCCGGGGCCCAGCAGCGGCGATTCTGGAACACCATGCAGGCCCAGAGCGTCCTCCGCTCCAATTTTGGGATGCAGCTGGTGAACAAGGGGGACCAGATCAGGAACACTCAGTACGCCTTCACCGGCCTCCGCGAGGTCTACGACAGCATGTGTCTGGATCTGTCCGGGGCGTCGAGAATCCCGGTGACGAAGCTCTTCGGCCGGGCCCCGGCGGGGATGAACGCCACAGGGGAGAGCGACTTGCGAAACTACTACGACTACGTGGACACCCTGCGGGAGAACGTCCTGCGGCCCCTGCTGGAGCGGGCGCTGCCGGTGGTGTGCATGTCGGCCTGGGGCGCGGTGCCGGAGGATCTGGATATTATCTTTCCTCCGCTGTGGACGCCGACGGCCAAGGAGGTGGCGGAGATCGCGGAGCGGAAGGCCCTAGCCATCCGGGACGTCTTCCAGGCGGGGCTCCTGGCGGCGGACACGGCCCAGAAGGAGCTGAAGAAACTCTCCGACGAGACGGGCCTGTTCGGCAGCATCTCCGATGAGGAGATTGCCGCCAACGCCGGGAAGACGTATCAGGACCTGACGGCCCTGCGGGACCCGCTGGCGGGGCTGGAGTACGGGGGCCTGGAGCAGTCCGGCGATATCCTGACAGCAGACTACAATCCCCACCACGACCCGTAAAACGGAAGCTTTACCAGCGGCGGCGGAAGTGGTACAATAGGTAAGACCAAGTACGCGCCGTCGCCGCAGCGGAGCCATTCCGGGATTCAGCTTAAGCCGAAAACCTATGCCCGATTATGCGGGATATTGGGGACAAGATTCCCGGGGACAAAGGCCGGAGAGATCCGAAAAATATGGGATGCTAAGTGTGAATATTTGGTCAAAGCGGACGGATATGGCGGGTTTGAAACTATCTATGTTCGCAAAATCAAATAGAAAGGCTTATATGTCATGAAAGAAAAACTCAGAGAATTCTTAGAGTCCTACGTTGGGCAAGGCGAACTCAAGAAAGACAAGGTACTTCAAGAAGATGTGGATATGCTGGTGGATTCGGCTGTGTATGACCACATTGAGCAAGAGATCATCGACTATGGCACAGCCCACCCGGAAGCGCCGTTCTGGGATTTCCTAAGACTTCTCAAGCCTGGACTAAAGGGCATTACTCAAGAGGAACTTCTGGCGGATGACGAGGACGATTAACAGGGGCCAAAAGCAAAAGTTCTAGGAGGGATGTATCATGCCGGTAAGCGGTGATAAACTTAGAATCCTTTTACGGCCTTTTACCCGTGAACACCCTCTGAAACTTGGCCCCTGAGGATGGCGTTCGCGTTATCTGCGGCGCGTCTTTTGAATATGGTTTTTGAAAATCAATCCCATAAAATAGGGGGTGCGGGAAATGGAAAAACAACTGCGAAAATTTTTGGAGCAGTATATCGGGCAGGGCGAACTTAAAAAAGATAAAGTGCAGCAGGATGATGTGGATATGTTGATCCATTCCGCTGTGGATGACCATATCGAGCAGGAAATCATCGATTATGGTACGGCCCACCCGGAGGCTCGATTCTGGGACTTTCATAAGCTTATCAAACTGCCAACGCCGGAGGAGCTTCAGAGGATGCAGGCAGAGGTGGACGCGGAGGATGATGACGAATAAACGGAGGACTAAATGCCCGCCTGCGGGAGAACGTCCTGCGGCCCCTGCTGGAGCGGGTGCTGCCGGCGCTGTGCATATCGGTCTGGGGCGGCGTGTCGGAGGATCTGGATATTATCTTTCCTCCGCTGTGGATGCCGACGGCCAAGGAGGTGGCGGAGATCGCGAAGCGGAAGGCCCTGGCCATCCGAGACGTCTTCCAGGCGGGATTTTGGAGCGAGTCGCCAGAGTCTGGAAGAGTTGAGATGAAAGTGAAGAGGTGGTTTGGATGAGAGTAAAATTCTTAGGCGAAACCGGTGCTACAACCCTGATTCACGGAAAAGTGTATGATGTGATTGGAATTGAAAACGAATGGTATCGCGTCATTGATGAAGATGATGACGATGATAGTGAAGCTGTTCCGGGTTACTTGTATTCGCCGGAATTGTTCGAAATCGTGGAGGACTAAATGCCCGCGCTGAACCGAAATCCCCAGCGGCAGGAGCTCCAGCGGCTGATCCAGGCGTTCCTCCGGGCGGAGACGGCCCAGAAGGAGCTCAAGAAGCTCTCCGGCGAGACGGGCCTCTTCGGCAGCATCTCCGATGAGGAGATTGCGGCCAACGCCGGCAAGACCTACCAGGACCTGACGGCCCTGCGGGACCCGCTGGCGGGGCTGGAATACGGGGACCTGGCGCAGTCCGGCGATATCCTGACAGCAGACTACAATCCCCACCACGACCCGTCAAGCGGACGCTTTACCAGCGGCGGCGGAAGTGGTACAATGGGCAAGACCAAGTACGCGCCGTCGCCGCAGCGGAGCCATTCCGGGATTCAGCTTAAGCCGATAAAATCCAGAAACTGAAGTGAGGAGCCTCGCTATGGAAGAAAAGCTCAGAGCATTTTTAATGCCATACATTGGTCA